CTTGATACTCTCGAAATCAAATTCTTCTTTCATAAAAAAAACTGTGTTAGCAAAGTTAATACTTTATTCCTTGCTGACACAGTTTAATTTACATCCTCTTTCGGCTCCCTTCTTATTAATTAATGTTCCACCTTTACAATTTCATTATAAACGATTTTGCTTCGTGGGTTATGATTGACTATCGTTTGTTTATACCCCTTTGTCCCCCATCTCCACCATAGGAACCTGTGTTTATATATCCGGCTTATCGCACTTGAAAGACTGTCTCTCACTTCATAAGTAAATGTGCTGTCAGGAATATTTGCATAAAAATCCACCCATTTATCTGAATAATTGAAACAGCTGTCTTTCAGAACAAATACAATACTGTCTTTAGTGACAACTTTTGTGGTTGTGATATATTCGACTTCTTTTGGACGCAGATTCAATTCTTTTATTAGTTTTGCATCCGCACTCCGCAGCTCTTTCAATTCTTCTATGTTAAGCCGTAAAACATGGTTTTCAACCACATTTAGACTATCCCTAATCTTATATTCTTCAAGCCCAGTACAGAGACTTTTCATATTATCTGAAAGTCGGGCACTTTCCTTCTTCTCTTCCTGCCACAACCGGTACATCAAAAAGGTTGCCGCAAGGAGTAACACAAAGATTACTCCTATACCTATCTTCAATCTCATAATCAATCTGTATATACATTTTTACCAACTTCCGCAATAACTACCCATGCACCATTACAGAAACCATATATCTTACCGTCATTCTCCGGCATTTCAGGTATTGTATTAAGTTTTGTTTCATTGGCAGTGGCTTTGCTAAGAGCTGTTTGAGCTGTACTTTTTGCAGCATCAGCCGTTGTTTGTGCGGTCACGGCCTTTCCATCAGTAACAGCCAACATTCCAGTCAGAGTTTTTTCATTGGTTACTCCTGCAAGGAAGGTTTCAATTTCATTGAAGGTGTCAATGGCCGTAGTCGCATCAACAGTACCAACCAATTCATCCAAAGCGGTCTTCACCGCATTTATGGACTGTTCCAGTTGGGACTCTGCCAGTTGAGCACGTCCGCTTTCTGCTAAAATATCCGATTTGCTCGCACTGCTGCTACCATCAGAACTTTCCAAAAATGAAGATGAAATAGGAAGTTCATTACATCCTACCATAACATATTGTCCGGCTATCAACCCGTCGACATTCATATCACAGAACTCTCCAACCCCAAGTGCTGTTTTGTAAGGTACATAATCCTTTCCATTAGAACTTTTGTACACAACAACTCTGTTGTTTGCTGCATCTCCAAAATTGATGCTAATAGCAAATTTCCCAGTAGATAACTGTATAGGTTGGCTTTCGTACCAATCCTCTTCTTTAAGAGTAAAATTCAAGTTTGCCATATCTTCTATGTGTTTATATGTTTGTTTCCTATATCAACTCCCAACCTTTCCTTACCTCATCCATGTTTGCAGGAACACCATTCTCAACATAACTCATTGCAGCCACCACCGCAATAAGTTGTTCCCGGTTGTTTCTGTTCAGAATTGTATGACGAGATATGCCTGAACGCTTTTCGACTGTGGCAATATACACTTCAGTATTGTTCTCACATGGCGGTGCCCATCGCATAATAACATCTTCAAGTTCATTGGCCGTGCCGTCTTTGTCAGTATCATACTTATTAAGAATATAAGTTTGAAGAGTTTTAAAAGCAGCACGATAACCGTATGCCATAGTTTTAAACTGAAAGAAACTTTTATCTGTCTGTGTTGCAGACAACCCCTGCCATTTCGTATTATTTCTCCGTATATTTAACGGATTATTATTCCGTAGTCCCCGTGTCATTTTTATCCTCCTTTTCTTTTTGTGTTTCAAACAATATTTGTGCGGCCAGTCGTGCTATATCGTCCTTATTCTCAATGATTATACTCATGGTCTTTTCCGCTTTCCGAAGCTCGGCCTTTTCCCATGATTTCTCACGTACCGATTTGAACTCACAGAAAACGCAATAAACCGCCCATAACATAGCGAATACTGGAAATGGAATGACGATGCAACATATAAGGTCAATCATAACCAGTGTCAGAAACGGATTAAAATATTTCTTCGCTTTTGTCGCTGTCATTTTGTACTTCTTCGAGGTACGAAGTTCCCCACGCTGTTTGGCCTTCTGAATCCCCGAAATAAAATCTATCCCCATTGCGATTATGATAGCTGTCATACTTACCGCTATCAAAACCAAATGTAAAAACAAATGGTCGTGAATGAATGTTTCAATAATGTCGTTCATATCCTTTTGTGTTTGCGTTTATTATTTTTATTCCAATAGTAATTTGTTGATAGCATCAATAAAGGCTGGGGAACATAAACTTGCGTATTCCTTAATCATATTACACTCTTCATCGTTATACTCAATTTCTCCATTGGAGTTGAATATTTTAAATGCGAGGGCATGAGCCTCTATTCCCCTGCCAAGTTGATAAATGATATTGGCAAAATCCTTCTTGTAGTTCTCAACGGAACATCTCGTCTTATCAATATCAACAAATATCTCAATTCTTTCAAAATTTATCCTTTTCATAATCACTTCCAATCATTATCATTTGAAGCACCGAACATCAGTCCTCTTCCCAACCAGTCAGAGTTCGGTGACGGATACATAAAATCCACCAACTGCATACAATGGTGCATGGAACCGCCATTCAATGTTTGCTTTGTTCCATTCGCATATATCTGAACATTATTATAATTGTCATTTGCATTAACCACGAATATCCTTTGGGTAACGGCAAGACTCAAAAGATAACGGTAGGTTACATTCGATGTTATTCTAAATATAACCGTATCAACTGGAAAACCCGAAGTTTCACCGTTATAATCGTATCTTGGCGAATAGCAAGGAACTGTATAATAAGTTTCGTTAGCAGAGGAAGTCCCGGAAGTCAAAGGTATATAAGTACCGGTTTTATCAGCACCTTTTGTGTACACATAGGCATAGGAGCCGTAAACTACCATAATGCTTCTTTCCCTTGCGCCAAACACGCCTCTACACCATAAGTCAGAAGTGTAGAAACGTAATGACCGGTTATCCTTAGTACCTTGATGATACATATCACCATCAAACCACATTCTTCCATCACTTCCAAAGCTGATTCCTCCAACCGCATCACCAGCAGCATTCACGCAATTCAACCTTGTAAAAGAGCCTGATACACCTTTCAATGTACCTTCAAAAGTGCTGTCACCTGAAATAACCGCACCAGCCGCATAGAGTTTCCCTGCTATACTCACCTTATATGGCGCATCAGTCGGTGTTGTAGCTCCAACCCATAACGGATAGTCACCACCAACAAGACCTGCTGCAACCGTTTTATTATCGCCCTTCATTATCAAAAGCTGATTACCCTGCATGAACCGTAGAATAGCATTTTGAGCCATGATAAGCGGAGTGTACACTGGCACCAAAGAATTAAACTTCTGCCAATAAGTTGTATTTGTCACCGGAATGGAATCACTGGACGTATGAGTTTTCAGACATTTATACGCATTAAACGTATTAGCACCGGTAGTCACAATTGCAATATCCAAGTACCGGGTACCGGAAGTCAAAGCCTCGTCATTGCGATACTCTATGCCTTTAGCCCATTCGGATTGCCGGAGAATACAGCCTTGCAGCCCGTTTTTCCCCGGTTCCCCATTAGTACCGTCAATTCCATTTTTGGCCTTTCTTCGTATTAATATATGCCCTTGCGCCTCCATACCGGATTACTTCAATTTTGCTAATACTTCTTTTGCGATCTCCTTAGCCTTGATACGATAACTCTGATAATCAGTGTATTCTTTCAGATATTCGGCACGCTTACCTTCGTCAAGTTCCGAAGCCATATCACGTGCCATTTCCAAGTTGGCGAAAATGGCATCACGTTTATTCGCATCATAACGTTCCATGATAATGGCACTTACAATACTGTCATAATCATGTTCCCCTTCAACATCCACGTTTTCACAGACATACTGGTCTTCAACCACCACATCTTCCGAACCGGCCTTTTGAACAGCTTCTCTTCTCTCAAAGTCGAAGTAAATGCGTAGCAACGCACCTTCAACTACAAATTCAATACCAGTCGGCAGTTCTCCTACAAGAGTTCCATAACTTTTCATAAATTACCTCCATTTTTATAATTATTCTTCAAAATAATAAGCACTCTTCCCGTCACCTAACGAACGCCGCTTGACAATCACATTTTCCACTGGAAAAATCTTCTGACCGTTATTCTCCGCTTCGCGAGCCTGATCCAACACATCTTTCAGATTGTAACAGTTCGTTATGAATTTGCTACGTTGTCCGTTCTGTTCAAAAAGAACACAATATCTACCTTCACCTTGCTTTGTCTTCACATTCGTTTCAAAGTCCACCACTGTTATAGGGACATTGAGAATATCCATCAATCTTGTCTCTTTTACATCGAAGAACTTCTTTCCGTCCTTTGTTCTACCACTCTGTTTGATACCTTTATCTGCAAAACTCATATCATTATTTGTTATTGTTCTCCATAAATTCTTACAATCTCCCCACTTACACCAGCCCCAGTATGAAGCTCGTATCTCGCGGTTACGTTTCCGGCTTTTTATTCGTTTCACCTTTCGGGCAAAGTTCTTTTTCATATTTTTACGCATCCGAACATTATCTTTCGTGAAGCAATAGCCCAAAAAGTTAATCCTTCTTCCTCTTACTACGTTTTCGCTTTCTATGCTTTTTGTTCCCATTTTTTGTTTCTGTTCCTATCGGAGCAATACAACTGTTTGCTTTAACTACCAACCCAACTTTTGCACTTTCCCGTTCATACGCACGAATAAGAAACAACGCTTCGGCCTTAGAACGAGCCAGCATAACATTATCATCGCAATATCTATGCAGGCATTTGACACGATATTTCTCCTTCATTGTATGATCTATCCGGCTTGCCGCAAAATTCCCGATAGGTTGGCTTGTAAATGCTCCAATCGGAACACCTCTTCTTCCGTTCAACTTCATTCTCCAATACGTCAACTAACTCTGTTCCGCTGTCATACGATAAAACAGCTATCTCGATCAATTTAATAAATCGTTCATCTTTGAATTTCCTTCTCAATGCAGCAACAATAAGCTCATGAAGAATACTTTGATAGAACTTTTTGAAATCAGTCTTTACGAACCATTTGTATTCCGGGTACCGGTGAAGAAAACGTTTCATTCTCCTTACTCCAAAATGTAATCCCTTTCCCTTGATACACGCACTTGTATCATAAATCAAATTTCTATAAACATCTTCTTCAATCACCCTCATAATTGCATGGTGCAATATACGCCACGGGAAATATTTCTGTTTGACAATATCTCGAACCTTTCCTGCATCACTTTTTACTCTCATTACGCTATAATCCGGTGCCGGAAAATCCAATGTCAGGATCATCAACTGCAAAGCTCGGAGGTCTTCTTCCGGGTGTAGATTATGCCGCCTGATAAAGCGGTTTTTCTTAACCTTCCCATCTTGTGCTTCTTTGTCCGCTTCACGTAAATTATTTATCTCTGCTATACGTTCAAGAATATACCCGGCTCTTTTAGATTTCTTTCCACCGTTTGCTTCTATCCGTTTATTGTCAGCCTCTATCCTTTCCGCTATAATTCTATCAATTTCATTATGCGATAGACTCTTCCAATCAATATCACTTCTTCCAATATTCACTGCTGCTTTGTTTTAAAATTTACACCATACTTCCAATTTTGTCTTGTTCAGACTATTTTAATTATTCCGATAACTGCAAGCTGTTTTTACTTGCTTGAATAATTCGCCCGGAGCTTTCGAGAACCAACCTACTAACACCGCTTGTTGCCTTTCGCAAATTGGGCAACCTTTCCGCATTCTTGATTTTCTGACATCGTAACCAATTGATTACTACGTTGCAACGATATAAATCCTGCAAGGTCATGGCTCGGAGAACTCGCAGATTACTCTACGATAAATAAGTATGGCGAGAGCCGATATTCGCATTCGAGTTCGACCAATCGTTATTCGAGTTCGCATAAGCGAGGCCGCAATTCGCACCGTTATTCGCATTACCGCCCCAAAGAACCAGCTCTTGTTCCCCTCTGCCAACCGTCCACGCCTTTCGGCTTTCGTCCCGTTATCCGTTGCCGTAAAACGAGAAGGTGGACGGGTTTTAATTAATTGAAATTCAAAGAACTAATATTTCAAAATCTATTATGCAGCCATCAAAGATGCACCGCTAACAAATGTTAAATTCCCAAAATACGCAAGGCGAGAGCCGAGAGCCGCAGCCGAGGCCGACCAATCGTGATTCGAGTACGCAGAAGCGAGGCCGCAATACGCACCGGGAGTCGCAGAACCGCCCCAAAGAACCAGCTGCCCAGTAGTGTTTGCCCATGAATAATCAGCCCAATAAGAAGTGCTGTTTCCACCAATCTTTTTCGGGAAAATATCAAAATGCTCCCCAAGAATTATTTCCTGCACTTGACCGGAAGCTGTCTGACGGGTAGCTTGTCTGTATTCACCATTTGGATGCGCAGCTAATTCAGCAGTAGTCGGTAAACGGTTTCCTTTGTAAATGAAAATTTCCGTTCCACTTTGAGCACTATTGTTGGAACTACCGCAAAATACTCCTTGCAGAAATTCCCACTGCCACCCATAAGGATCTTCTATACCCATCATGTTCACCCGTGAACAATCCACTCCAGTATTACTTCCATTCACCACAGAAATAGCTATTTTGCCCCAATTGTCACCGAGACTCTTTGTTGCGCCAGTTTGCAATGCTGCCGCAGCAGCCCACAAGTCTTTACTGGAGCTACCACCCACACCATAACCAAGTTTGGCTTGAATATTGGTATCTCCGTACTGGGACAGCCCCAACATCATAATAAGCTTTCTCTGATCGTAATCGGTCAGTCCCCATTCCTTACCGTTCACTTGTGCAGCATTCCAAAATGCGTTGATTGTCTTGCTGCCTGCCGGTGCAACTCCTGAACGTGAAACAAGTGCGCTACCTGACATGGAGCCTTTGTATGCACCGATACAGTTATACATTCCACCATTTGCCCCACCAATAAACTCACCGCCAATAGGTAGCATCGAGAGCCATAAGACTGGTACACCACTCACACTGTCAGTCTGTACACGATAATACAAACGTGGCCCTATCCACATCACATGCCCTTTGGTTTCATCCACCGCAGTACCATCAGCAAACACCGCACTATTGGTAGGGGACATTTTAGCAGCCCTTCCATCATTCGTTACGAGATAACGGCCACAATACAACTTGTATTCTGTCCATGCGGCTGTATTACCTATCACACCATAGTTCGTGCTACTTTGGGTTGATTGTTTGATTGGAATCCCCCAAGCCACCTGCCTCAACATTTGTTCGTCACCATTATTAATAGCATTCATGAAGTTTTCCACGGTAATGCGTCTGACACTACCACCAACTTCCACCAATACTGTATTGGAACGCAGAATGGAGGTCACCAATGTTTCATTTCCTAATCCTTTAGTTGCCATAATATTATTTTGTTTTTATGTTAATTAAAATGACATTCTGCCAAAACATCAACATCATATTGAGTCCCGTTTCTGTCTGTTTCCGTTGTTGTTACAGATATAGAATTTGTTGTAGAATGTTTCAAACTCTTCCAGTTTTCCTTATCCATCACATCCATAGTCCACGATGCGGAAGTAGGAGTATAAGTTGACCCCGTAGTCATATTTACAATCTTGGCACTTACTGTAACGGGTTGTCCGGTATCAACCTCTTTGTTGGAAGAAGTTATATAACATACAATTTGAAATTCATCTGCCGTATCAATGATACGTACCCCGGCACGTGCTATCGGTTGTGAAGCACTTGAAGACTGATAAACTTCTGCTATGAATAACTGGGTACCGTCCACATCACCACGGGTAACAGTTACACTTTTCTGTCCGTTCTTATCAGTCCAAGCCGCCGTGTCCTTATACCATTTTATATAGTAATCGGTAATGGCATTGGCACCGGCATACAGCTTGGTAGTCAGAGTACAACTTGTTACTTTGCTTGTTAACTGTTCGGTACTTGCAAGAATAGCAAGATAGTAAGAGCTGGCTCCCATATTCTGAATGGCAATAGGCAGTTCCCCGGTCAAATTATACTCAACACCTGCCGTAGAAGCGACACATGAATAAGTCAATGTATCTCCTGCAATATTCGTTTTGCTTGCCAAATTTCCGACAATTTTAATGGCACCGGTACTGGTATTCAAAGAGAATTTGCCCGTACTGTCTTTTTTCCAACCTCCACTTTCCGCACCGTTAAAATTTAAAGCCACTCCATTGTAAGCCCAACTATGACCAGACAAACTGACCGCCAACCCACGTGCCGAAGTTACTTTGGGTGTCCGTACCGGCTGATTCGCAGCTATACTCCAATCAGGAGAGACAGCCCCACTTTCTTCATCTACGGCCTGAAACAATGGAATGCCATTATTTTCAAAAGTCAGCATCAGGCTGTCATTGGAACGAAGACGTTTAATCGTGATGCTATTTTGGGCACTATAATTTTCTGCCATATTCCCAACCTCCTTCTGATATAATTTGATTCATGCTTGTATTAGTATAAACGATACCGTCCAACAACAGTATTCTATCTTCCAGTTCTCCATCAAGAGAAGGCAGGCACATTACCTCCTTTTCATTCAAGATGATGGATTCTCCCTTTACCAAGTGCCCCAACAACAGAACCCCGGCATCCAAAGCCTTTTCCTTATTTGCTACAACATACCTCATATCAATTATTTATATATATGTTCCCGTTACTGTCCGTATATTCATTTGTCCCATCAGTCAATACAGAGAAAGCCTTTTTTTGCTCGGCCTTAATGTACACGTCCAACCAATCGTCAAGATAAGTTTCACCAATACCGGTTCCATCCAACATTATCACAGTTTTTTCCCCCTCCTGCCATTGTACCCCGGTCTTATTTGCACTGTCCGTAAACCATACCATGCGGATAATCGGTGCCGGTATCGGCACAATTTCTCCATTCCACTGTACCATAGCTATATTCCTATGCAGGATTTCATCAGGATTGATGGAAGCCTGACTTGCCGGTATGCACGTAAATTTTGGATAAACACGATTGACGGAGAATTGCTGTCTTGCAACCTCCTTTCCACCAACCTTCACCAACAGCAAGTAATCCCCCTTCTCGACCAAACGCAAGTCCATTATCAGGCTGGTTAAGGACAAAGCCACTATTTCATGGTTTGCGGTAGTCAGCATTGTTTGACTTGATATGCTGTTCACCTGATAAAGTTCAATTGTATATCCGGTAGTTATTTTATTCACTCCCTTTGTTACCATAAGTGGAATGGTGCGCTCGTATGAATTTTCATCCAAAGCTGCATTCCTATTGGCCGTAGATGCGGAAATCAAATTGTTGGCTACCTTGTAATCATACAACAAAAGCTTGTCAAGAAATGGATTGTACTGGATTATCTGACTATCCCCAATAGACAAACCGTAGGTATCTTCACTCTTATCTACCGTTGTCAACATGATAGAGTCAGTCTTAACGGGAATATTCACCCCAAGCCGGGTATCAGCTATCAGACCTTCAAAATACAACTCAAAACTTTCACCCGGAGCCACATTTCTGCTTATGGTAATGGCACCGCGTGTATCTCCAACCGTATCTATACTGTACTTCCCATTCCATGAACTGATTGCAGAAATATTCTCTCCATTAGCAAACCAGTTCATTTCTGCCAACAAAGAATTAACATAAGGCATATCCCAGCTACCGTCAGCGGCATTCGCTATGACTTCCGGTAAAATCACCAGTGGAGTAACCCCACGGTCAGGATCATATTCATTTGCCACCGGATTATAGACCTGATTGGCCGGACTGTTCGGTGTCATTATCTTCAAGCTTACTGCAATCGTAAGCGGTTGAAACTCTTTTCTGATTCTTTTCTTTTCACTCTCTATCATATCGTCACAATTGCTTCTACTGATGCAGTATCATTTGTTGCCGTTATGGTAAACAAGGTACTTACCACTGTTACTGAATTATTTCCTAAATCACTAATTTCCTTTGTGTTATGTATCGTTATTGAACCGTTGAAATCCTTATGCTTGATATTCCAAGCTTCATCATCGGCGGTATCTCCACTATCCCTTCGGATAGCCCATTGTCTAACTGTGTCTGTAATATCCTCCCAACCTTTAAAGACCTTGCAAGTAATTTCCATTGATTCACCATAAGCAAGAAAATTGTCACCTTGCGTATCAATCTCAATGCGTACCGGTGCATCTATCTGTAACTGTTCGATTGTGCCGGTCATATAAATGTTATTCAGATAAGCAGAATAACCGGTCATATCCAACCCGAAGATGTTGAGATTGCTCAAATCCCCATCCTGCATTGCAACCATACTCTTTGTAAACTCCCAGTCATTTACCCCTACCAAGAAACGGCGGTATGTCCTCGTCTCATAAGCGGAAGTCTGGCGTTCCTTGTTTGTAAAGTTGCCATAAGCGACAAAATGCAAAGCCTCACACGGATGGAAAGAATATTGCCAACGATCAGAAACACCACGAAGCACATAGCGAAACCTTTTGTTTGTTCCGGCATCCAATATTTCTGTAATACGAAAATAGATTGTACAGAAACCGGCAAACATACGGTTGCCACGGCTATCATCTATATCAGATACCGCATTATTCCCCGGCGTTTCATAGTCATGGAAATACCCCATGCAAATATCATCCACAGCCACAGCACCTATTTCACCGTCTTGTAATTTCAAACTTATTGTCCCGGAACGTAGCAAGTTACCATCAGCATCATAATCAGGCTCAACACTCTCTATAATTCCAGCACCGGGAGAACGCCATTTGTCACCAAGCACAATTTCAGCACGGTTAAAACGCAATTCCGGCACCTCTAAAAACCTGCGTAACGTGAGGCTTTCCATATACCCACGTCCCATGCTGTCTATTTTCGCCCCAAAGCCGGTCAAACCCTCTGCAAAACCGCTTGCACCAAAGATAGCACCGGCTAAGAAGCCGATAAGCCCAGCTGCCGTATCATTGTGGGTGCGCGAAAGAAAAAGCTGATTGCCCAGTGAACGGATGATAGACTGTATCTGTTGGGTATTCAAGCCACCGGTTCCCTGCCCACCACCTGCAATAGAGTCTATCTGATTTTGGATTTTTTCAAGCGATCCAACAGCCTTTTCCTCCCGAAGTGTCATAGTGTACTTCGGTATCATATCTTCTCCCTCTTTGATAATAAGGGTATCAATAATGATGCTGCCTTCAATACCAAGATCGCTATCAGTGAATAGCATCAAGTCCCCTTCTTTCAAAGTATCATGTATGCTTGCTTCCCCCCTTGCAACAGCCTCATCATGTTGGCGTGCCATGAAAATATCATCCACCTTCGGTTCATACGAATAGCGCACATAGTCATTCTTTGCAAGATATTTTTTCGCGGTAGCAAGCAACCGTTGTGAAGCGGCCTGAATATAAACGTCCGGCATATCAATATAAAGCAGGACAAACTTGTCACCGGACTTTATATTGTAATCCTTGTATGGGAAATATAATTTCAGACTTTCATCATATACACGGTTACAAGTCAGCACATATTTATTGCCCTTCTTCTCACATTTGGTTATTTCAAAATCCCGGCCACCACACATGCCGTTTTTCATGCTAATGGTGGCTGTTTCAGAAGTCAGGTAATCGTTTATATTGAAACCAACATCTTTTAGCGTTATTGTAAAAGGTGGGACATCTTCACCTTCCTTCAGGCTATCCATTGTACCATCATCTGTCAGTTGTTCGGCATCAGCCACTTCGTCAAGATTGCCATTATCCCCGGCATCCAATGATACATAAATACCTGCATCTTTCAACTGTTCGGCGGTCATACCTTCCATTGAAGGACATATTTCCTCCAAACCACCGGTACCGTCAAAATAAACACTTCCTTCCCGAATGCCAAGTGCAGCAATATTCTTGCTGTCAATATATGGATCAAGTGTTGTCTTAGGAAAATCAGGTAACATCAGATTTTCCACGGCCATGTTATTCGGCAAATAATTGGTAAGGGAACTATTTGAGAGCTTATTATAATACCGGTTAGGCATATTTCTTGTACTACCGTATGCACGCAACCGGGTAATAATCTGTTGATCCGCATCGGCTGTACGTTGAATTTCGTACAGACCATTTCCACGCCCATACTTGAAAATATTGCCCACAGCAATACCGGCAGTACCGATTGTTATTGTCCGTCCACGAATAACGAAGTTCGCACCAAATTTTGAATTAAACAATTCCAACGCACCCCATACCTTTATATTGTTCACATCAATGTTTACGTTGGTAGTGCTCACATATTCAGGGTGTACAACAACCGTCCATTTTTGTGCTCCGGTATATATACGGTCAAGATTTACTTGAACACGGTCTGCCAAATCTTGTATAGACGAAGCGAAGAAACTGAACTTTGGCAAAGAAGTGAAGTGTATCTGATTATCACTTTTCACATAATCAAGAAAATCACATCGCGTCAATTCATCTCCCGGCCAGTTGAACTTTACGTTATCATAGACAAACGCTTCTCCCGAAGTTTTTCTTGCCGCCTTTTTTAATGCCGTAGGATCATAGTTTATCTCAAACTTCTCGCCACGGTACATAACATAGTCACCTATCTCAAAAGGAATGGGCACGGCACTTTTCAGAGTGCTTGTCACAAAACATGCACCCATCCATGTACCATTATACTCCAAACTTTTCAGCGTACAACGTACCGTATTGCCAGTTTTATCATAAACTTTCCATGCCATACAGCTATACTTTTTCAACCAATGAAACTATCTTTGTCGGTTCTGCAACACTATACGAGGGGATTATTTGAGTTCGAGGATCAGTCACTCTGAACTTTATCGGGAAGGTCAAGACTTCATCCATATTGGACTTGTTAAATTCAAAATCTCCAACCTCCAGCAAGTAAAGTCCTTGCCGCCCGATACCTGTGTGCGAGTTATATATTTTCAAGGTGGCACCGTCACCATTCTCCCCCGTTAGATAGTTTTGAAAGGCCATGATTTTATCGTATGCAGTACCTAAATCCCCTTTATAGCACATTTCGGCCTCCAAGTCGTATGCTTTTAATGGTAGCTTATCGGGTATGTAAGTATCTTCACCGTCTTCTTCCGGCCAATCCCGTTTTGGTAAGTCTTTCGTTTCCCCACCCGGTTTGAACGGAAATTCAGTGCACACAATCCCAAAATGCGCCAAGCTGTCTTTGACCGGAGCATTCTCGGTAGTTTTCTGCATCAAAATAGAATACGGTTCGTTCATATACACATATAAAAAAAGAGCTTGCCGCAGAGATATTTAGTCTCCACAACAAGCTCTATGGCCTTATACTTTAATCTTATTTCAACGCAAATATAATTGTATTTTCTATATTATCATAGAAAATAATATTATAAAATCATTTTTTAATAGAATACAATAGCCAAACAAATGCAAATCACCATTTATATGTTTAAAAACATAAAAAATATCATTAATCAATATACTTATTATTAATACTTTTGCCTATAATTATAAAAGAGGTTATTATATGTTAGGAGTTTTACTTTGGTTGGTAATAATCCTACTGATTTGTTTCAGTGTAACTGGGTGGCATTGGGCTATTATTGGAGTAATATTACTACCCTTATTTGCGTTGTTCCTAATTATATACGTTGACTTTCCTGAAAACCGTTTTGATACCAAAAGACTTAAGAGTGATATAAAATATTTATTAAACAAATTATGCAAGAAATGAAAAAAGTCCTACTTACATTTATATGCGTAGTGATATTCGCTGCATGTTCGTCAGAAGATGAAGAGAAATATACAACAATTGATGAAAACAGCCTTGAATTTGATAGTAATGGTGGCAGTCAAACAATTTCAATATCCTCAAATACGAATTGGTATATTGATGATAATCCATTTGAATGGATAACTGTATCATCTCCAAAGAACAAAGAAGGTAGTGGGAACGCACAAGTGACAATTTCTGTTACAACCAATCCTGATTATGATGAAAGAACTGGATTTATATTAATAACATCTGACGCCGTTCTTGAACCGATACAAATAAATATATCACAATCCCAAAAGGATGCTATTTTAGTTCCTGAACAAAACTCAACTTTTGGTTGGGAAGGTGGTAGCAAAGAATTTACCTACAAATCCAATGTTGATATGGAAATTGTTATTCCTGAAACAATGAATTGGGTTCATGCTACAAAAACAAGAGCTTTATCCAATGGAAAGATAACGATCACAGTGGATGAAAACTCTTCCTCACAACGGCAAGGCACAATCACTTTGAAAGGAGATAATATATCAAAAGATTTCACTATTACGCAAGAAGGTTTCATTCCAGTGCAATCAGTTTCATTCCAAGAAGGAACAAACCTATTTTTTGATAGAAATGCCAATCTTGCATTACACCCCGTATTTGTACCTGCAAATTGTTCAGATCAGACTTTGGAATGGACTTCATCAGACAGTGATATTATTGAAGTAGATCAGAATGGCGTACTCACTATTAAAACTAACGGTACAAGTATGATTTCAGCATATAACAATAGAGCAGATAAAATCGCAATAGCCTGTATTACTGCCAAAATAAAAGCAGAAAGTATTCAGTTATACAATGTATGGGGAGGAAGCTTATCAGTTTCTTGTTTTGAGGGGAACTGGGGGTATTCATTCATCCCACAAGTTGTAGTAGAACCTGCAAATGCTTATATAGAAGATTTAATGCTCACATCTGAAAATGAGAACTTGGTTTCCATTGCTGGTAGTGCAGTTATATGTAATAGCCAAGGCTGGACTGGGCAAACTCGGATTACAGCCAACCTTCCTTATAGCGGAATATCTTCTTCATTCGATATAAATGTACAATGTTGTTATTTAAAGGCAGGCTTAGGAACAATTGTACAGAATGAAAATGAATTTCTTATCAATTTTGCCGGGCAAATATATTCCAATAACAGTAATGACAAGTTTAAGATTGAAGGAATTAGCATCACAGATGAAAACAATCGACTGATAGCTACTGCTAATAGTTTTGATTCCAATAATACTGATAGAGTGCGTTGGCGATCAAATCAAATAAATTTAAGAGATTACGGAATATACGTCATAGACAATACCTTTTATGAAACACTTTCTAAATGGAATGCAATAGTTACATACAGATATAATGATTCAGAAAATATAATATCCGAAAGTGTCAAAATTGACACAACAACAAATTATTAATCCAATTGGGCTGGCTTCCATTCAAAGTCAGCCCAATTTATTTGTTATGTATTGAAAAGAATTGCAAATTACCTCTTGATTGTATAAGAACGGAATTACGTTCTTTTAGCTTTTCCTCTGTAATTAAGGTTTTCACGAATTGTTTAGTAAAATCGTTTTCTGTATAGCGCACCATCTGTTTCCGCTGCCCACTATGTTCATTCCATTAACTTTACCGAAAAATGACGATTTAAAATTTGCTTATTGCAGTATATTGTCAAAAACTCGATTTTTCTAAATTTTCAGAGAAATAAATAGTGAACACTATGCTACTGGTATTAATTCACCTTTAATCAGCTTTATGGCTTTCTTTACGTCCCAACCGCTTTCGCATAATGCGATGATAAAACGTACACCTTTCGTAGTCCATACAGTATAAACATTTGTCCCTATCGAGCCATCCGAACGTGTGTACGTCTGTGTACGTGTAGAGTGTAGTCCCCAAGTAGAATAAGGAGTATGCAATAACCATTGTCCGCTTTGTCGGTAGATGACTCCGATTTCTTTCAGCTTCTTATGCAGCTTTTCGGCATCCATTCCTATCTGCTTGGCGACTTGTGTGCTCGTCTGGGTGTTTACACTCTGCAAGTGGTTATCGTAATAGCTGACCTTCGGAGAGGCTTGAAGCAACTGTTCTTCTTGCAATGCGTTCTGTTGTTCAAGACGTTGCTTCTCTTCTCGCTCGTTCTTTAATTGTGTTGCAAGACTGATAACAAGGTCGGGATTATTTATCATTTGCTCCAAAGTTGGCTGCATGGCGGTCATGCCATATTGAAGTAACTCTTTGATACGCTTATTGCACCATATAGCGAATGATGGAGATAACCAACGGGCAAATTCCAATGCTACATCTTCGTGAAGCCATGTGCCTTGTTCGCTATTACCACCTTTAACTACTTGAATTAGTGCCGATATGGGAATATGCATATCGGCTGAAAGTGTTTCTGTGAACTCGGTAGTAGCTTTCAATCTAAGCCAATCCCCTACTAATTTACCAAACGGCTTTGCCATTTCTGTTGCATTTACCATTACATTATCATCTTTATAAAAAGTGATAGGGCTTCCATTATATTGAAAAATTTGATTTGTTTTCATATTATAAATTTAGATTTTACTTAACAAAGATTTCTCCCTTTTACGGGAAAGTTCACGCTTATTTTCTTCAAGTTCTTCCCAACGATTAATAATTTTGGCTCGTAAGTTTGCATCATAACCACTTGCGAGAAGCAAGCAGTCTTTTTTAGTGAGAAGATAATAAGGGTCTTTTCTTTCTGCGTTATTCCCTAACTTTGTGATTTTGAACATCAATTCAAAATTGAATTTATGTTTTTCTTCCAGTTGTTCAAGGATATTGCGAATATCTCGCATTACATTTGAATGAGTTTTGCCCGTAATTTCTGCAATCTGCAAGGAGGTCATTGTTCTTTTTTTACCTTTTCCCTCATCAATAGGTATTAACTGATTAAAATTTTCCATATCTTTGCACTATAAAGTTAATGTTTTCCCCATCAGCGGCTCGGACATCTCCGCTTTTGGGGAATTATTTTGTCCGATCTTGTAGTAGGCAGGGAATCGAACCCCAATACGCCATTACTCGTACCTACTGAACCCTCCTTAGTATAATAGTCACGCTTGACATAATAGTAAAGAGAAAGGGCAAATCCCAATGAAGCCTAATGTGGTTGTCTGCCTCAAAGAGAATGCCCTATAATATTTTACTCCAGTTCATGACAACCACGTAATGAACCTAACAGCATTGTTTCCAGCGCAAATATAAAGACGATATTTTCGCCATACAACAACCTAAAAATCAAGAAAATAAATTCGGTAAACATCAGTAACAAACGGTAAGAATCGGTAAATAAAAACAGTTACATTTACTCTAAAATTTAGACACAATATAAATAATGCGCGTATCTACCGTATTGTGACGAGATGTTGGTTGTCATTTATGATACCGTTCCAATAATTTAGAGATATAAAAGGCTGTAAATAAAGATATTGCAGAACATGTATTAGTCCACATTCATTTTATATCTTACCATGACATTGCCATCGGCTTCAATTTTACAGTTTTTGCCATGAACATATACATAAACTTTAGCCATATCGCTTTGCCTTACATGTAGTATAGCCCGATCATATACACTCACAAAAACTTTGGCACAATCCTCCACTTCAAGAGCCAATTCACTATCATGCCGCAAATGGAGAGTAGCGGCTGCAAATTTGCTGAAAGAAAATTTGCCTGAACATTTACCGTTCAGCACATATACACCGTTGTCACCTCCGGTCACTGGTTCATCAACAAAAATATGGTTTTGATGGAGCAGACTCCGGTCAAAATTACCTTTTATATATTCCACTGTCGGATAATCGTGCTCAATACAAAAATCAATGCCTCGTATATACATTTCAATTAGTTCTTGCTGGCTTTTATTGTTTTGCCAGTCACCTTGCCATTGTGTGCAGAGGCCATACGATACGGCATGACCTCTCAATTCACTATTCAATCTGTTCATAATCATACATTAAACTTGTTTACACCGTTTATATTCCTATGCAGTATATCTCTGATCTCTTCCACAAATTCCACATTCTTTGCTGTATTTATCTGTATCATTGTCAGTTGTCGCAATTGTGCTTGTGCTATTACATTATAGGCCGGGAACAATTCTTCAACCAATCTGCGTACATACTCCCGTTTGACACTCACGTCAGCCCGGATTGCATTTATATAAGAAGCCAAAAGGTTAGCGGTATTTTCAGTAACATTCTGTATGCCTTTAGATAACCCACTTCCATTTTCTTCTTCCTCTTCTTTCATGCTGATACCATATTTCTTTTCCATATAGTTGTTCAGCTTGTCAAGCATGGAATAGTAATCATCGGTTTTCTCACTCACTCCCATTAGATAGTCCGCAATACTTTCCAACTCCCTTTCGTCAAGGGAGAAATCCTTGCCGAAATAACCACTCATTCCATCCTCACCGAAAAGCATCTTCTGAAGCTGTTGCATGGCCGGTTCCAAAATACTTATTTTGAGAATGGAGTTCATGACATCACCCATAATGTCGGCAACCTTATTTTTGAAAGCTTCGGCACCATCCTCGCCTTTCTGCCATGCCTCATACAAGGCATCTCCCAACTGCGAAGCCCAGTCTTTCAAATTAATGCCATAGAGAGATTCAGCCGTTTCCTCGGCAAAATCCTTTATTTGCTGTTTCATCTCCGCAATCTGATTCTCATAATCAGCTACCTTGCTATCATCCGTCTTCTTTTTATCAATTTCAGCTTGCCGTTGTTTCTCCAACTCTGAAAGTTGTTCTTGCATCAAGGCACGTTGATATCCGTATGCACCACCTTCATCGTATGCCGAAACACGTTTTTGAAGTTTTTCCGCTTCCTGCTTATATTTCTGCAAAGACATCAAATCGAAGATGTTGATCTTTCCCTTATTGCGTATTGCCTCAATCTGATTATTTAATTGATTCAACCGGGTACGGTCATTTTCTGCATCTACAAGTTTTAGTTCCGTGCCACTGCCCAAGAAACGTTCAAGAATACCGTCAATTTGTTCGTATATATATTGCAACTGTTGAGCACGAAGTTTACTCTTTTCAATAGCCTTATCGAGTTTCTTATCATGCGCTTGTGCTATCTTCCCAATCCAGTTTACAGCTTCACCGGCAGCGGCAGCAATACCACCAACTATTCCACCTTTGGCAAATCCCTGCCCGATATTGCTTATAGAAGACATGGCATCCTGCACATTGCCCATCGTGTCGGCCATGCCCTCATTGCCCAAAGCATCGAACATGGAGGACATTTGCCCTGCAAAATTGCCGACAAGATCAGCGCTTTCAGCGGCACTTTCTCCCAACCGTCCGATTTTCTTTTCCAGTTTGTCGCTGTCTTTTTCAGAAGTAAAAAGTTCTTTTACATTCTTTGCTAAGGTTTTGAATGGATTTACAGCCAATTGTGCATCTTGCAACTGGGGGATAGCTTTTATCAATTTATCCAACAAAGAATAAGCCCCCTTAACATTTTCAATACTACCATCATCTTTCGTGAAAAAAGAAGTAAATCCATTAGGCTTTCCATCGCTATCATAGGAAACCTTTGCATTATTCTTGATTTCCCTTGCGATACGTTCAGCCTCTTTCAAATCAGAGAATGAACGTTGCTCTTTATCTCCAAATATTTTCTCCCATTCAGGTAACAATTGTAATAAGGTCGATTTTAATTCAATCAGCTTCTTATTATATTCATCAAGATAAGCCTTCTGAACATTGTTTAGACCTGACGTATCACCAACCAACTCCCCATTTTTTCCGACACTTAATCCAGTCTTTGATGCGTACTGTTCACTTAATATTCGTATCTTTTCTATCGTTGATCTTGCATTGGCAATAACCTTTGTATCATCAAGTGCAATACTTACCTTATCTTTCTCAAATGCCTCTTTAGCATCCTTCCACACCTTAAAAAATTGCTTATATAATGGGCTGTCTTTACCTCCTAATATACTTTCTGCTTCATCGTCACTCAAAGTGAATGGAAGATCAACACCCTTTTCTTTGAGTTTCTTTTGTACTGTATCTATTAAATATTGCGCTTCATTCTCATAATCAGTCAAAAAACCAAAAGCATAAGTTGAAGCATCCTTCTTACTTGCACCGGCATTGATAAGCTGCTTGTATATATCCCATTTCTTTGAAACATCAGATACGTACCTTTCAAGTTCTTTTGTAGCCTTATCCGAAGCTTCTTTCATAGCATTGGCATCAATATCTAAAAGAACTTTCCGTATAGAAACTTTCAATTCCCTACGCTCTTTGGTCTTATCGTCAAGCTGGTTAAGAATCTTATTCAATTCATCCCGATAATTGGAAATATCCACTGGTTCCTTACCTTTGAATAAGGAGTCAAAAATACCTGATCCTTTAACCTTATTGGCAGCTTCTCCCTTTCCAACAATGTCAGTCCACTTCTTATATTCAGAATATGCCTCCTTTAGTAAGTTTACCCGTTCTTTCAATTTTTCGGCGAAGGCATCCTTTTTGCTCTTATCCTTACTTGAATCAGTGAGAGAAAAACCGATTCCTTTGGCTCCTTTCTCGCCGGCTTGCATTATGTCGAAAGCCTTTTTATAATCTGATACAATTTGCTTCTGCCAATCAGGAATCTTTGATAAGTCAATGGTTCCAATATCTGATAAATCTATTCCGGCCTTAATCAATATCGGCTTCAATTGATTTGTTGTCTCTTTCGCTTCCTTGTACGCTTTTTGTATTCCTTCAATGATTTTCTCTGAATCTGTGGAAACCTTTATTTGGGCTTCAAATTGCCCATCTGTAGCTTCATTGAACTTTTTCTGCAAATCAGAAAAACTTTGACTGGTTTCTGTATATTCAGCATTAATTTTGATATTGAACTCTTCTTCAAGAGTCTTCTCGTTAAAGAAGTCTCGCATATATTTCGGCATCTTCTCGAACGTATCAAAGAAAGAACTTATATCCAAACCGATAGCTATTTTCTGCGCATCACTCAAATTGTCCAAATCCCAGCCGGCAGCTTCCAGTCTCGACTTGTACCCAGATAGGAAGTCCTTCATATCCGGCAATACATCTTCCATATAAATACGCTTAGAATTTTTCCACGCTTTCCGCAATTGAAAAATATCATCTCTATATCCTCCAGTGAAAGGCAACTCATTATTCAGGCTGGCCAACGCTTTAGGGTATTCTTTGAGAATGGAAAGCTGCTCTTTCAACGGTTTACCCGAAGCTGCTTTAGCAAAATCATCATGTTTGGTTATAACTTTCTGCATGGCGGTAGAATACTCGATATAGCTGCCTGACATGCGACCAATAATCTTATTTACCCGTTCCTCCGCTTTGATGTAGTCATTGATATTTCCAAGAAAGCTGTCATCAAAATAACCGTCAGTCGCTTCATTGGCATGTTCAGACGTACCTTTTATGTCATTAAGCAGTCTATAAGCCTCTTTTGTATCATTCAAAGCATTCCGAAGCAATATATATTGTTCTGCAAGACTTTTAACTGTATTTCCTTCATCATCAGTCTTAAACGTTTCATTAAAAGTGTCTGCCCAAACCGGGGAATAATCCTTTAATGCTGTTTTCATTTCTTCAATGGAAGAAATCAGTGAGGCATCATTCGCCTTAAAAGGATCAACATCAGCAAATTTTTGAGCTTCTTTCGTTAGGTTCTTGAAACCGTCTTGTGCTCTTGTTGTCAACTCGGAAATACGCTCGTTCATCTCGTCAGCCTTTTGCCCGGACTTATACCATAATTCAGCAATAGCAGTAAGCCCAGTAAACAAAAGCATGTATGGATTAAAAAGCAAACCTTTTAATGCAACTCCTACTTGTTTTATACCATAACCCAATGAGATCATGGCTACACGCCATTTACTTGTTGAAAGTGCAGCCGACATTTCAGCACGAGATATACCAAGTAGCTGCACAATATGACCGGCTTGTCCTGATTTCAATTTTCCAAGTGCCATTAACCGCAAGGCATACTCCTTAGTTAAAGCTCCACTACTTGCCAACGCTTTCCAATCTGCGGTTGTCATAGTATTACTTGAAGCTATAAGTCCTTTTTCCGCATTAGTAAGTGTACGATAACTGGATGCGACAACAAGATTGGCTGCTGCCTTTTGCTTGGCAGCAAGCGTACTTTTTATAAGAGCCGCACTTTCATTCCCAATCAAGCGGTTTGCGCCAAATGTAGCTACCTTATATACTCCAAAGGCTCCAACGGCAGCTTCGATAGCCGGTACAACTTCTTTCCAATTTTGTGCAAGGGTGGTAAGGCTTTCGGCAGTCCATTTCAATGTACTACCCATTGACTCCGCAATATCACCAAGCATAATGTCAATCGCATCAGCCAAGTTCTTCCATTTGGACTTAACTGATTCTGAAAGAACTTCCTGCATGTTATTAAACATGCCACCATCATCCGTAAGTTCCCAAAGAACATCTTTTACATCCTCAAACGTAACCTTCTTTTTCGAGATCATATCAAGCACTTCACCGGCACTGACAATGCGGCCTTCCAACTTGCTGAATCGCTCGGCCAGTTTATCCACCATAGGAATGTTCGCTTCCGTCAATTGTCGTAATTCCGTTCCTTTCAAGAATTTAGCAGCCTTTATCTGACCGTAGGCCAATATGATACGCCCCATATCAACACCTACACCGGCTGATATATCAGCCAGCCTTTTCATGGTATCATACAATTCATTGTATGGTATAGAATATGCGGAAAGTTGCTTGGCATACTGATTCAAATCCATAATCCCGAATGGAGAAGCAACAGCCAGTTTCTTAATTTGATTGAATATGGTTGTAGCTTTGCCTTCATCTTGCAGAATAGAGGCCATTGCAATTTTCTGATTTTCCAACTCACCACCAATATCAACCACTGCACGCAAAAAGTTCTGTGCTGCATAAATGGAGTATAGCCCCAAAAATTCATTTCTTAATTGTCCGACAATACTCAATTGACTGTTCATTGCTCCATTCATATTGAGAGTGGCTGTCATGTGCCGTCTTGCTGCATTGGCTGATCTCTCACGGGCATTAGCCAAATCCAGTTCCGCTTTGGCGGCACGGGCGGCTCTTTGTCGCGCAAGCTCACGTGCGGCTGCGGCAGAAGCTTCCGCTTTGGTTTGAATGGCTGCGGCTTTGGCGGCGCGTAAATCACTTGCTGTAAAGTTTGTATTCAACCCGGCGGCTTGCAAGGCGGCACGAACAGCTTGTGTGGTACTGGCCTTATCCACTACCACATTGATCTTAAACTTCTCACTTTGAAGCAAAGTCTTCATATCACCAACCAACTTCTTCTTGTCAAAACCCACATCAAGTTTTGCCTGCAAGTCTTTGGTGATTTCCGCTTTCAATTTTTTACGTTGTTCCGCTGTCTTATCACGGAATAAAATATCGAAGTAAAGGTTTCCAAGATCAGCCATATATTATTGTGTTTGTATTACTTATAATCATTGATATTAATTGCTGTTTCTCCATTGCCATACTTGTCTTTCCAGCGTTTGGCAGCATCCTCTATATCACTTACGGAAGGGGATTTGAAGTTTTTTGTATCGTGTTTCTTTCCCTTGCTGTCTTTGTCACAATCTGTAACCACAATAGACACATCCATTGCCAACAATTCAATTTGTGCATTTGTAAGTACCCAATAAATACCAAACAAAGGTTTACTTATTGGAATCCCAAATAGTCTCAAAGGCTCTGTCAACCACGGATAGGACTTGCCTATTTCCCACGTTTGTCCGTAGCTGGTTCGTGAAGGATATGCTCTGCTTCCTCTTTTGTCATTGTCATCATCGTGTCCTTCATCGCGGTCAGATATATGGTAGCTGTCAAGTAGTCTTCCACTGGAATTTTTTTTTTGCCGACAGCTATAACCTTCATCAGCTCATGATCTCCATATTGTTTGATATAAAAGAACCAACGCCACAAAAAGGGATAGAGGAACTTGATTTTCCAATATCCATTCAAAATGATAGCGGCTGCACATTGGCAGCTGATCTTATCATCATTCCCTGATTTCTGCATCGTACTGGTGAATTTGCGTATAGTCCCTCTTTTCAGCCACGAAATGCCATATTTCTTTCCTCGGACTTCCACATAATCCACACTGTCTTCCATCACATCATTCAATAATTTTTCATCCTCCGATTTAGGAAGTGTTATATTGTTTTCTTTTGTCATACTTTATTGTGTTTTATACGAAAAAAAAGGTGGTGGCCGGTATCAAGTAGCTCACCACCTTTTCGCTGATATGAATTTTGCAAAGTGTTATATCCTAAACTTTTTAGTCGGATGCTTTTTTACGTAAAATGTAAATAGAGGCCCCCTTAGCATCATTCAACGGAGAAACAGATACATTAAAGTACCCCGGCTTGTCCTGCTCGCTGACGAGGTTGCTATACCCCTCGATATTCGGTAAGAACAAGGCTGTTTGACGGTCTTCACTACGCATGAAGAGTCCTCCGGTTACTTTCTTCGGTTCAATATTGTAACCTTCACCTTCATAAGTCTCACCATCAATCGTAGTAGTCATAGTCACTGTTTCCGCTTTCTTGTTCAGTAACAAGTCATTGATTTTTCCTGCCACGGAAGGTACTTGAAACTGAATATCGGAATCTCCGGCATTAGCAACGGAAGTCCAAGTGGCACCGGTTGTCAACTTGATCTTGGAAACATCGGCAGCTCCGGTATCAAATGTAACTCCATCAGAGAGTACCGGTAGCTCCATATCAAAAGCCGCTAAAGTTGCGAGGTCACTATTGACTTTGGACACATAATAAACCTCCTTCATTTGATTAAAGAGCACCTTTAACTCTTCCAGTTTGGTAGTAATAGAAATCTCTGCCATAATCGTATTTTTTTAAGTTTGTGTCATTTGTTTATTATTAGCTTCGCTTGTATAATTAAAGAATGAAAACCGAGTCCGTCATTTCCTCCGGGAAGTAATCGTGGACTTACAGCTGAAAACAATTCCGTCACTATTGGAAATTTTGAAACCACTTCCATTTGCATTTCATCCAAACGGACTGTATTCTCAATACCGTTTGAGCGATCATGCGCAAAGACGTTTATCTGACAGTAAGTGTCTTGGTAGGTACTTCCTTTATCTTGGATAGTTTGTGGCAGCCGGATAACAACAAAGTCCTTCATTGCCTTTTGTTCAGCAGCCGGACGATCTGTTATAAAAACTTTTTCACTAATGCCGGTTACTGCATCAGCGATTTGTTTTAATATATCCATACGTCTATAAACTATCCGTCCCATTATCTCATTGGTTTAAAGTTCTTGAACAATGTGTTTTGTGCCCTTTGAAATGTTCCGGTCAGAACATCTGCATTCAACACATTCTCCAAATAGGTTGAATATTCAGTACCCGTACACATTACTATCTCAAACCCTTTACGTGATTCTGACTTATATTTTTTCAAGAAATCAAAGGAGAATGCTTCACCATACCCCTTATCAGTTTCCACCGTTCCGGTAAAACGTCTGCTCTGATTATCATAACTGACACCTACAAATGTTTCACCTTTAGTCAGCTTCACTCTCACCGGCTGTTTCATTGAATCACCACTACAAACGAAATAGGAAAATCTACCGTCCATGAATAATCCGCACGCATAACTGGTTATTGTATTACCCGTAAGATTCCGAAAGCCAGACTTATTATCAAGTGCATCTTGGATAAGGTCTTCACAACATTTAATCAAGACATCAAAGATATATCCTGAAACAAGTTCCTTTGCTTTTTTCATTCCTTCGTCAAACAATATGTCATTACTCCGGTTATCCATAGGTTAATTCTTTGCAAGATTGAAATACACAGTTGTTCCCAAATTTCCAGCATAGCTATCAGTAACCATACATTGAGTGAAAGTGCCTTGTCTGTCCGTAACATCTATCAAATCACCGGCCAATATCCCTTCAACAATTTCGGGAAGGCTCAACAGATAATCGCTTTTTATCACATTATCAGTTTTGAATGTTCTCAAATTTGTACTACCTTCCTTTCGGCATATACCTTCATACAAGATCACTTTCTTACCATCACTGAAAGAATCCTCACCTATAATTCGGTAAACAGTACATTTGTGCGGATGCCGTGGATTGTTCACTTTCATACTCAAAAATTGACAATTCTGATTTTACTACCCTTTACAACTTCTTCATCCCATTTTTCATACAGTTCTTTCGCCATTTCACGTAGTTGTCGCTTGTCGTATGCGCTGGTCTGCCAACCCCCTTCCTTATGCTTCCATCCCCCGTCACTGTCTTCGGTATCATTCTTACTGCTTGGAGTGCTTGCACACCACATGTAAATATCGGCAGTGGCAAGATCAAGCTGTCTTTCAGTCAGTTCACTTACCATTGTTCCAAAAGCGATTTTCCGCTTGACAAGAACCCTTTTGAGGGCGTTATCCGCTATTTCATAAGCGGTTGCGCCACTCAAAAAGTCCTCAATGGTCATATCTTCCGTATGAAAAAGTTCCTCACTCATTCTTGCATGAAGTTAAGACTTACACGGTCACAGTAGAGATAAACATATACTGCGGCATTCTCGGTACACACATTTGGGCAGCTTCACTTTCAATATAAATTGAATGAGTTTCAGGATTGGCTCTCTGTGTCAGTTTCAAACGTCCACCGTCATAAGAAGCAACCTTGTTAGCCTCGTAACCCAAAGTCAAAGGTTCCACACCTTGAATGGTACCGATCTGACCTACCGGTATGAATGCAATGTTGGTAGCCTTGAAATTTTCCACTTGTTCAGTGATAAGATCAGGCTGTCCGTCCGTATCCTTACCGGGTTTATCAACAAAAGCATAGCTGTCACGTGGTACGATTTCATCCACCTTAACCAATTTCTTGAAAATGGCTTTCAGCCGGTCTTCATCTTCATTCTGTGCATTGGCAATAACTGTACTATCATCCGTAACAGTCGGATAGAGGGAATGACCGATACGTTTAAGAACTGCGGTATGAGTCATTAAATCATCCCACAAGTCCTGCGCCAGTTCCATCCTAATCTTGCCTAAATAATGATATTTACGGCGAATCTCTTTCACTCTGTTCTTTATATCCATAATCGGATCAGAGGCAGAGCCTTGATTTGCCGGAATATGTTCATCCTTAATCCACCAACGGCTTGTACCGGTCAATACTTGATAATGGTTTTCAGGGATATTAAAATCAATAGTGATACCTTTCAAGCCACGTGGGTTGTTATCAGTATCAATAGTGAACTTACCCGTGGAAACAATTCTCATTCGCTGGTGAGTAAGCGCATTGTAATACGATCCGATAAGACCGTCAGCACTTTCATCAAGCAAGCCCAAGAATACATTCTGCATCTCTTCCGTCAATGCGGACATGCCTACCCGTTGCAACAGTTGTAATTGTTGTCTTACAGTCACACGGTTCAAACGATAGAACTTCTTTTGAGTCGGGATGTTACCCGTCCGTCCTTCGAGTTCTCCCAATGCAGCTTCATAGCCCGGACTTTCCGGATCAACGTAAGCTGGCAGCGTTTTAACGCCGAGGCTCGTAATAAGCTGGGAGAAAGTATAATCCAACTTGGTTGCTTCAAATTCAAAACCATCAATTTGGAGAAGGTCATACTTCTCCTTGTAACGGTCAATAAATTCTTGCCAAGTGTCCCCACCAAGCCCATATTCGATAACCTTGTACAAATCAATAGGAAGTGTATTCATACAATTGTCGTGTTTTAAATGTTATTTTCAAATTCTTCTACTGCACCCATACAATTTGAGGAAGTGTAGTAATCTTTTGCAGGATAGCAACCACTTTTTCGTCAAACATGTACTGATAAATCTCTCCGGCATAGACTACTGTCCCACTGGCCTTCGTGTTTTCACTGGCTACAAGAACATCTTCTTGCAAATAGCCATTAATACCAAGAGTGGTAATATCTGATTCAGCCGCCTTAATCTGTTCGTCCGTATAGGCTTTAAAAGTCTTGCCTGAAAGATCAAACTTCACTGCTGTACCGGCAGGAATCTTGCCAACCGCAACCCAATCGGAAATGTTACTCACCATACCACCGCCCGGATAACGGTGACGGATTTCACGCCACACTTTACGGGCATGTCCGTATTTCACAGTGTTCACATCAAACGTGTTACCCATTGTTCCCATACATTTACTGTTTTAGAGTTAATAATTTCAATTCTTCTTCCAGCCTTCCTTCTTGCCTTTACGTTCAAAGTATCTGCTGGCTGCATTGTGTTGTGTTCCACCTGAACCGTCAGAAGTTCTTGGGGCAGTGCCATATCCCCTGCACGCTTTATATTCTGCATCATATTTCGGCAGAAATTCAGTAACCAGTTCATCCACAGTTTTCTTGGTATCGAAAGTTACCCCTTGTAAGGTCTTGCTCAACACATAATCATCATTCGCTTGCTTGGCCTTCATTGCAGCCGTAACTTTCTTTAGCAGGTCAGCTTGAACCTTTTTGCTGTCTTCTGCATCTAAACGTGCTTCTAATTCTTTCAGCTTCTTCTCCAGTTCATCATCGTTTTTCGGTGGTACCGGTGGAGTTGGAGGTGTCGGGGGAGTCGGTTGGGGCTTATAGTTTTTCTTAAAGTCCTCAACTTTGGTTGCGACATCGTGGTTGTATTGCCCTTGCATCCCTTTCAGAAAACCCACTGCTTTGTTCCAATAAGCCTCGTCAGGCTCCGAACCTTCGGCTATGGGATTAAGTTCTATATACGTCTGTAATGTCTGCGGTGAAAAACTGGTTTCTCCAAGTTTCTCGCTTAATGTGGATAAGATTTTTTCTTGTTCCATCGTGTTTATTTTGTGTTTATGTTGAATAAAAAAAGAGTCAGACAATGCTTTTTGCATCAATCTGACTCTTTGGTCTTATTTTTCATTTAATAGTGGGCAGTATTGGACTCGAACCAATGAAGACGAAAGCCAATAGATTTACAGTCTATCCCGTTTGCCACTTCGGTAACTACCCGTTTTGCGGAAGTAGAAGGATTCAAACCTCCGAAGCCTTTCAGCTTGCCTCTTTAGCAAAGAGGTGGTATCGTTCACTCACCCATACTTCCAATATGCGGCCTACAAGACATCTCTGTGAAACCACCGCATTTCCCTTGTACTTCGGACGTTATTCATTTTGTGTAGCGTATCAGAGAATCGAACTCTGGTTTCCACCGTGAAAAGGTGACGACCTAACCGTTAGTCGAATACGCCATTTGTTGAGATACAAGGATTTGAACCTTGAATAGCAGAACCAAAATCTGCTGTGTTGCCATTACACCATATCTCAATATGCGCGAAGAGAAGGACTCGAACCCCCGACAATCAGGTTTGGAATCTGACGTTCTTCCAACTGAACTATCTCCGCTTCATTGCGCCCGGTGATAGAATCGAACTACCAACCTTTACATTAACAGTGTATTGCTCTACCTATTGAGCTAACCGGACAATATACCTATACTCACCTGACCTGCGATACCCCCATTATGGCGTACCTGTGGGAATCGAACCACACCGTATAGGTTTTGTGGAAAGAGATGAAATCGAATCACCTTAACCGGATTTTCAGTCCGGCGCATACACCACGTCTGCCATCTTTCCATATTCTCCCTTTATCCCCATACGCCGCATCGAAGGGAGAAACAATGCAGCAACTCCAACTATTGTTGCGGAGATTCGACTCGAACGAATGACCTTTGGGCTATGATCCCAACGAGCTACCAGCTGCTCCACTCCGCGATATTATCCTGAAAACTACTTTGTACCTACAATATCCACATTTATGTAGCTCTTGCATCTACGACACTTCACTCTCAATATAACAACACCATTGACATAGCTTATATCAGTTAGTTTCTGACCGCATATCGGACATAAAACTATCTTGTTGTATATTTCCCTTTGATCTGCATCTTTATCCGCACTAACTTTTATCATACTCCATGTTTTCGTTGCAAATATATGTACTGGATTTCTTTTCTCAAAACATTTTTGATATTATTTTCTATTAAAATGTAGAAAATAATACTCTTTATGCGTATTATTTTCTACATTTTAATAGAAAATAATACTCTTTATGCGTATTTTTGTACTGTAATATTAGAATCAGAGCTTATAGGCCGGTCTCCACATGTGTAATGTGAGGATCGGTTTTCTTTTTATGGAGAAATATAGTGGAATAAAAACGGTTAATGCCAGTTTGGTGCTTGATTATGAATATATCCAAATGTTAAGGGACGCGGATAGGAAAATTCCTAATCCGAATAAGATAATCGCACAAGGTGGAGGGCAGGAAAACATGCTCTCCACCCCGGCTGATATTACCATCTGTGGGGGATGCCGTGGGGGAAGTAAAACTTTTACTCTTCTTATGGAAACATTGAAAGATATAAAAAATAAAAACTTCCGTTCTGTTCTTCTCCGGCATGAGATAGACGATCTCTCTGATATGGTAGAAACATCATCCACCTTATATGATGATTTTGGGGAATACAACAAGTCCAAAAACGACATGCGTTGGAATTTCTATAAAGGTGGATTTTTAAAATTCAGCTATCATGCTGACACACTTGACGATTTCAAAAAGCGTTTTCAAGGTAAACAGTTCGCATATATAGGTGTGGATGAAATAACCCACATGGAATATCTCAAATTCAAATACCTTATCACTTGTAACCGTAACGCCTTTCATATCCGTAACCGCTTTATTGGAACATGTAACCCTGATCCTGACAGCTGGGTTGCAAAATTCATTGACTGGTGGATCGGAGAAGACGGTCTTCCAATCCCGGAACGTGATGGCAGAGTCCGATATTGCTTTATGGACGGGGACAATGTTTCAGGTATATATTGGGGAAATACCCGTGAGGAAGTATATGAGCAATGCAAGGATATTATACACGCCTACTGGAAGCCGGAGTATGAGCAATATGGTACACCACAAGAACTGTTTATCAAGTCAGTTACTTTTATTGAAGCAAAACTTTCCGATAATGTAAAACTGATGTCTTCTGATCCGACTTATTTGGCTAACCTTGTCAACCAGTCAGACGAACAACGCGCACGCGATCTTGACGGTAACTGGAAATACAAAGCTGCCGGAGATGATATAATAAAGCTGACTCACATGGAAGCCTTATACCGCAATTCCATGCAGATAGGTGATGGAATACGCCGGGTATCGTGTGATGCGGCATTTGAGGGTGGCGACAGTCTTGTCATGTGGCTGTGGGAAGGATGGCATATAAGAGACATATTTGTTTGCAAACTTGACAGCAAGAAAACAGTCGATACCGTAAAAGCGGTGCTGGAAGAATGGCATGTAAGGGAAGAATGCTTCACCTATGACCTTAACGGACTCGGACAAATATTCAAAGGTTTTTTCCCGAATGCAATCCCATTCAATAACAAAGAAGCCGTGGAAGAGAAATTCAAATACATCTATACGAATTTAAAATCACAAGCGGCATATCTGTTCGCACAAAAAATTATCAACCGGGAGATTTCCATTGAACCGACTCTTCTTGAACGCAAGTTCTCCGGCAAAGGGTTTGAGAAAGTTCCCCTTAGACAGATTCTCGACAAGGAAAGGAAAGCGATACGAAAGGATGAAGACAGTGAAGAGAAAGGCTGGACTATTATCAAGAAGATTATAATGAAAAAATTAGTAGGCCATTCTCCCGACTTCATAGAAGCATTGCTTATGCGAATGATTTTTGAAATTAAACATAAACGCAAACACATAAAAGGTTTAGGATTAATATGATAGCAGAGATTCTTACAAAAAAGCCTTTTGCAAGGGTTACTCCCGAAGGTTACTTGCAAGGCAGGATTACGAGCGATTTAAGAAACGCATCGTTCACAAACAACAGTGATAGGCTGACATGGCAGCTCATTTCGCAGGCTGATTTTATCCGTGAGTTTTATCCTTCAGGGCACAAGATCAATTCGGAATTGTTTTACCCGGACAGACTGAAATATGACGAAGAGAAGAAACGGTTCTTCCAGGAGAAAGTATTCCGTGCTTCTTTTCCCTTTCAGATGATAATCACTATCCAACAACTTGTACATCTATGTGGCAATGACATTCATCATGAGCTGACCGATACCAAAGTTGATGAAAGTTCACGGGAAATATTTCTCGAATTTCAAAAAGGGTGGCTGGATAAGAATATGGAGATTGCATTTTACGAATATGCCAAAAGTGTAAAAATAACGGGAGATGCAGCAATCGTATTCTATATGAATGAAGGCAAGGTGTTCACCAAGAATCTCTCCTATTTTGATGGTGACACTCTTTATCCTCACTACGATTCCATAACCGGTCAAATGACACTGTTTGCCCGACGATACAGCGACTATGACGAAGAGGGAAAGGAACTCATTTCTTGGGTAGAAGTGTGGGACAATAAAAAAATGTACCGTTACCGTCAAGATAAAAGGGGAATAGCCGGAGTAATAAACAAAGTGAAACAGTATTTCGGTATTGAAGGATATACATTAGTGGAAGAACACGATCATGGATTTACCGAATGTCCGGTTGTATATTATCGGGACAAACACGGTGCCTGCTGGAGCTTTTCACAAGATAATATCGACAAGTACGAACTGGCTATTTCCCATTTGTGTCAAAACAATATGGCATACGCATTTCCAATCATGTTACTTAAAGGTGAAGATGTTGAGATTCAGGGAGATATGTATGGTGCGGTAAAAGCTATCACTATGGGGAAGGATGATGATGCAGGCTTTATGAATCGTCCCGAAGCATCACAATCATTTGAACTTCAAATTAATACATTACTTAAAATGATTTTTATGGGGAGTTTTGTTGTCATGCCTCCCGAAGTAAAGTCAGGAGATTTGCCGGGTGTTGCTATCAAGCTGATCTATTCACCATCTTTGGAAAAAGCCATGATTGACTGCAAGGAATTTGACGAATCAATAGACAAAATGAAACGGCTGTTCCTGCACGGATATGGAACAGAAAAAGGCCAACTTACCAAATTCCTCAATTTGAAAATCTTTTCGTGGGCGGTTCCATACGTCCACCAAAATGCAGCCGAATTGGTATCGAACTTGGTACAATTAGTCGGTGCCGGTATTTTATCAAAAGAAACCGGTTCGGAAGAATCCGGTTATGGGAAAAACAATGAATGGGATCGTATCATGCGTGAATATAAGGAACAGCAACAAGCTGACTTGCTATATCAACTGAAAATCAAGAAAAATGAAAGTAAAGAGGGTAATGCAAAATGATCTGTACCAAAACGCGGAGCGCGAAAGCAATCTCGTACTCCGCGCTCCGAATCCAATGTAACTATACATCGGAAAAAGCCGCCTCTGCCTACATAAAATAGACAGAGGCTTTACTTTTTCAACAACTTGGTTGATAAGCTTGTGTTATAACAAGTCAACTTCTACATTGCAAATGTAATGAATGAATTGAATATGACACTACTTTCGATACAATTTTTTATTATAAGGCTTTCGAGGATATTTCCGGTTAAGCTTCTTTTGCAGATCATCATTGATACTTTCATTCAGAAGGATTTTAGAGTTTAGCACCCGGACTTCTCCAGTAAGTTCCATAATAGTTTTGGATTGTGTCGCATTTTGTTTTGAAAGTTCAACATTGGCAATAGCCAGTTTGCTGCATTCTGATGCAAGATGATTGAGTTTCTTTGTGCTGATTAATGATATTCCAAACATAATAATTCTGATATTTAACCTATTAAATAATTATATTGCTGATACGGGAACAGCAAAGCATTTACAATGGCCGTGATACGGTGGTAATTTGTCCCATTCCACATGAAATCCGACTTCATCGTCACAAATGTTACAAGGATAGGAGCTGCCACGCATGACAAAGAACCCTATGGCTCCACTGGCTTTAGCTTGCAATTCCCAATGCTTCATCCAACCCTCTGCCACAGCATACTCCGTCAAATCTGACAGTGCAGTCCAAGAGCTTACAGTACGTCCTACTCCAAAAGACTCCTGAACACCGATTCTTGAAATAATAGAATAACCCTTTGAAATAGCTCTCTGTATATGCTCATTAAGCAATGGCGTTTTTACCGACTGCCTGATAGATGAAAGTAGTTTGTCTTTGGAAAGGTTCAGTAGTAATCCAGCGGCAATGGCCGTTTCAACCTCCTTTGAAAACCGGTCAACATATTCTCTTGCGCGTTGTGTGAAGGTTTTGCCGTATGATTCTCGCGTTATATATGTTATGATTACATCCTTATTGTCCTCATGTGTCGCTACTGCCAAAGTATAAGTATAGTCTTCAATTATTTCAAGAAGGGATAAAATTATGGCATCCACTTCCTCCTGCAACTGTCTGTTTGCTGCAAAACGGAATAATTCAGGGCTGATCTTGTACCGGTATGAAATATCTATAATTTGTTTTGCCGCCTCGATCATCACAATTTGAAGATTAGTGCGCATGGACAGCTCCACATCCAGACGTTGACGGAGATATTCTTTGGCCTCTTCAATTTCCTTATCAGTCGGTATCCTCATTTTTACGTTCCTCCTTAATACCTTCCTTGATACTATTCATGCTTCTTTCTTCTTCCAGTATCTTGGCATCATCTTCCGGTGATACCGATTGCTGCAAGCTTCGTAGCCGTTCGGTAAGATCAGAATAGCTTTTAAAAAATTCTTCCATAAACTTAACATCGGGAGTTGCATTACTGATAAGGAAACATACTTTGATCCATGTTTCTAAATATTCTCGAAGTTCCTTATTGTTGGCTAACTCCCGAATCCGAGAGAACATTCCGTTGTCATCCCGAAAACGCATACTCCAAAAACCTGACACTGCCTTAATGCTGATCCAGTCATGTTCACTACCATTATCTCTCGTAACAATAAAGTTACCTACCTGAATACCGTTTGTTTTTTTGCCCATACATGTCTTTATTTAATTGTTTCTCAATATATTGTTTCCTTTTATAGCGCATTTTTCCAATATCAAAGTTATACCTCCACCATTTTTTCCTTATGCAAAACAGATGTGTCGGAATTGGAATGCCCAAATGCACATATCTATATGCAGCCTTTTCCTTCCAATTTCTACTCATAATCAAACATCTACAATTTCAAATTCATCCGCATGTTTTTCTCCAATCCACAGTCTTTTTTGATTTTCAGTAGCCGTCTCATAAATTCTTCCTCTCTTGGAAAGATTTCTTTTCCTGAAAATAGCTTCTTCTCCTAATTCGTTATACATTTTTATTGAAGGTGATAATCCCTTTGCCCTGCAAAAGAACAGTCCCGTTTCCTTATGTCTAAATTTTACTGCCATTCTTATTCCTCCCACGGATTTTCATCTTCTTCCTCAACGTAAATCCGTTTTAATTTGTCCGATACTTCTTTTAATTCACGCTTCATTTGATTTATATGAAATTCAACTGGCATAGGAATTTCCAATGCTCCCCGCAGGTTATCAATTCTTTCAATAATCTCTGCAAATTCATCCGGTGCGATCATACTATTTGGTTCTTACTTTTAATTGTTTGATAATCTTCTCCACAGCGTCCAATTCAAAAACTGTTGTTCTTTTCTCCATGTGGTACGTCCCTTCCAGTTTCTTCTCCCGGAACAAACGCTGGACTTGATAAATGCTTAATGACAAGCAGGCCGCAAGTCCTTCATGGGTATAGGCATATCGTTTGCCATCTTTGTAAACCGGTTTGGCGATCCTTTGCTTATAGTTGCCCCGTAGGTCTTCCCGTTTCTCATAATAGAGTTTTTCCGTCAAGGCTGTTCCATATAAGCCATATACCTGACCGTTCGGGGTTCTTTTTTTGCGATAACCGGCTTCCGAAAGAATACGTCCGAATACTGTCACATTCTCTTCTTTGGCATTATTGTCCTTACACCATTTGCAGTATTTCCGGTACAGAATGGCCGAAGACATCCATTTGGGTTCAATATCGGCAATTTCCTCATATCGGCACAGATAGTTCATTTGATACATGAACTTCATTACGGTACTACTTTCCGACTGATATTCATCCATGACATTTTCAAGTTCCTTACTGTCCGTCAACTTATAACCATTGGCGATAAAACGGTCACGACCTTCCAATATCCAGTTGAATATAGCCGGGTATTCGGCTTCCAAATCCCGTGACAGTTCTTTTTTCTGCCGGGCTTTGGGTATCTCCACTTCAAAAGGAATAATGCAAATACGCCGTCTCATTCCATAGCTCCAATCTTTCAAATATGGCATTTGGTTGGCATTTGCCATCAACAAGGGAATATTGTAAGCAGTAAAGTTGTCACCATAAATAGGCCGGGCTTCGGTAGGCTCACCACTAATAAGACTTTTCAACGTGTCACTATCCTTACCAAACTCTAACGCTTGTATTTCAGAACAGTAGTTCAACCGCTTGCCATTGATGAAAGCGATATTCTTTTTTCTTTCATTTCCAGTAATCAATGCACCTATACCGAAATTGCTGACATTCTCCCGGCCAAGTATGCCCATGATTGTTTCAAAAACCACACTTTTTCCATTGGAACCGGAGCCACGAAGAACAAGCATTGTTTCCATTTTCGCCACACGCCGGTCAACGAAAATACTTCCAAGAAATTCCTGCAAAACTTTTTGCATGTTTTTGTCCGGCAAAACTTCATCCAAAAACATTCTCCAAAGAAAGACATGTTCTTCCGGCTTGTAGTCATAGGGAACGCATGTGGTCTGTACCCAACGGCGGTTGAAAGAATGCGCACGGCGAGCACTCATATCAAACACGCAATTGTTAAATACCACAATAGCATTATCAGGTTTCAAGGCTTTTCCTGCCACTACACGCTTACAGACTTTCAATACGCCTTCCACGCGAGAATAATCGCCATTGGGCATCTTGCATTTACGCATCAAGTCATATATCAGGTTGCCAAAATCATCCCATGCCATCTCTTCATATATCCGGCCACTGAAATAGTAAGGCGTACCATTGAATTTACAAATCGAAGATCGTATAATGGCTGCACGCATTAAGTCCTGCACAGCATCAACACGAGCTGCACTCTTGGACTCTTGTAAGGCAGCATCCAGTTTCTCGCCTTTCATAAGTCCAAAGACCTCATTCAACAACTTCCTATACTTTCCCTTCTCCATGTACAATCTATGAATTTGAATATCCGGCACGAGTTGGAAAATCCAGTGTAAGCTGCCCCCTAAAACCAAGCGATTCTGCCCCCTTGTGCTAAAATAATCCTACCCCCTTGATTCCAATATAAAAATACCCC